AGAATTTGTTGGTAAGCAGGGAACGGTGGCATTGGTCGCATACCACGGTCATCTATAAGTGGCTTAATAGTAGAACCGTCAAGAATTTGTAGCCCTAATAAATCTCCACCAACACTTGATTGCGGCCAAACTGCCCACGCGTCAAGTACTAAGATTTCTTCTAACGCAATATTTAACCAATCGCTAAATACAATACCGTTTGACTTATCAGGTTGTTCCCAAAATTGACGCGCTCGCGAAATCTCTTCTGTATATCTATCACGTGCTTCGGTCATAGCGCGCGTATGGTTACCGCCAATTTCGCTAATAATCTTTTCTGCGGAATCTTCGGCAAGAACAATATCCCAGTTAAGTCCGACAATCTTTGACTTTAGTACTTCAATACAACGGCGAAGAATATCAATTTGGTCGGCTGCCGCACGAAGAGTAGGGAACGGTGTTAAACGTGTAGCAGTTATATTTATATTTTGTGCTACTTGGAATTCATAACGGCGTGGGTCAGGACGTCCTGAATCTTCACGTGGTGGGTTAATAGCCCCTGGCACAATAGGCATACCTGGAGAAAAAGGTACGTTCGGTGTAATCGGGTTACGTGGTAATGCGTCAGTAGTACCGTAAGTAGTTTGCGTACGTCCTGAAATATTTCTCATATCTTGTTCGGACATAGCAACTGCGCCTACAGGTAGGTTAGGTGCCTTCGTAATTTCTTCGGCTACCTTCTGAGCAATACGGTCTAACAGACCCATATTTATCTCCTTCTATTAGCCGTTATTAAGCGTGTACTACTACGCGATACTGGTTTGAAGTAGGTGCTACTGAGAATGCGATAGTAACAGTATTGACCGTTGTGTGTGCTACGTCTGTGATTACTTCTGCGTATGGTGCAGAGTTATCGTAGACAGTAACAATTACGTCACGAGTATTTAAGTTATGTGTGACCGTATAAGAAGTAGCAGAGCCGTCACCAACGCTTGCCGCATACTTACTTACGACAACTGCTGAGTCAATCGCTACGGTATTTGTTAGTACTGAAATACCGTTTCCTGCGCCTACCGCTAAATCAGAAGTTACGTTAAGTCCTGAAGTTGTAGCAAGTTTAATTGCCGCACCGCTTGCGCCTGTCTGTAAACCTTTTCCGCTTTCAGGAGCAAAAGAAAATACAGAGCCGTTAAGAACTACGCCGTTATTAGCGGTATATGTACCTGCGCCTGAGAACTGAGTCCAAGTAATATTTGTTGAGCCAAGAGTTACTGGCGCGTTGTTAGTACAAACCCAACCTGTATCCGCGTTTACAGTTCCTTGTTCTACGAATACGTATGCGCTAGGAAATTCTGAACCTACGTTCATATCTGTTGAACGTGTTGGTGCGCCTGAAGCATTAACAGTATAAATACCGTTAGCAGTAGCGTCTGTTTGGTTCTTAATTAAAATACGGTCATTAGTTGCGAGCGTAACGCCGTCTACTACTTGACCGTTAGCAAAGGCAGTAGCCAAAGTTCCATTAGTAGTTGTTGCCGCTACTACTGACGCTTTAGTATCAAGTCCTTGTGCTACTGAATCTACGTAGCCTTTATTTGCGGCGTCTGTATCTGCGCTTGGAGTTCCAACGTTTGTGAGTTTGAATCCAGCCATAGATAAATCTGCGGCAGGAGTAAATGCGTGTGTGTGGTCTTCCTTCGAAGGTGTAGTTGCGCTTCCTGCGCTACCAGTTACGCCAGCAATAGCGTTTGGTGTAGCAGTACCAAGCGCAGGTGTACCGTGAGTATGGTCTGCGCGCGCGTAGTTAGTAGCAGTACCGTTTCCTGAAGCCTGTCCGTATGAAGTTTCAGTTACTACGTTTCCAAAAGCATTAGTCTGTTGCCAAGTTGAACCGTCTGAATAATAAAAAAGATAATTATCTGTTGCGTAGTAAATAGTTCCTGTGTCTACTGAACCTGCGGCAGGACGCGCAGAAAGTAAACCTGATTGAACCGCGTTACCAGCGACTTCCCAACGTGTTCCATTATAAATATAAAGTTGATTATCAACGGTGTTGTAATACACCTGACCTGCTAGTGGTGTTGCTGGCGCAGTAGCAAGATTCTGAACTACCGCGTTCTGTAATTCGTTCTTGTTAAGGTCAATGCTAACTAAAAACTTACGGCTCATTTGTTCTCCTAAATTACGTACGCCGTACCTGTAAAGGCACTGGTGAAGGTTATCACCATTTGATTCTTGCTTGGATAACTAAACGTGCCTTCACAATTAGTTCCTGCGCTATCCAAAACTACGGCGGTTGGTTCTCCACCTAAGTTATGGTTAATCGTCCATACTGCGCTCGCTTGCGCTTGCGTGTGTGTATAGAAAATACTAGCAGGATTACCTGCTGGACCTTGTGGACCAACACCAATAATTTCTACGGTAGGGATAATCGGTTTAATGATTACTGCGTCATCTGCCATTATCGCGTCACCTCAGGACTTACTACTACCTGACCCTGTGCCAGCCTTGTAACAATACTACCATTTACAAGTTCTATATCATAGACATACGTGCCTTCGTCAATCGCAGTTGTTTGTGTCGCAGTTGCGGTCACGGCTACAAATCCTGTGAGTGCGGTTATCGCAATACCGCCGTTCTCCGTAGTAAGAGTTAATACCGCGTCAGGGTCAGAAGGAAGCGAGCGCACTTGAAGTCGTGCGGTGTATCCCGTTAAATTCATAGGCACGGTAGCGATTCCGCCTGAGATATAAGTACCAGTTGTAGCGTTAGCAACGGCAAAAGAAGTCGAACCTGAAGCAGTAATAGTTTTATTCTGAAGGTTATAACCGTCTGGAATTACGCCGTCAATAGAAACGATTTGACCAATAGCAAAAGCATTACCGCACGTATAAGTAACTGTTGTTCCGTTACCTACTACGTTAGTAATCTCCGCAGGTTGTTTATAAATAAAGTTAATATACCAAGTAGCACCTTGGTCAATCGTTGTGTTGTATGTGACCGCCACTTAAACTCCTAAACTTGTTCCACACGAAGAACATATTGCTTGACCTTTAACTTGAGGCATACGACACGAAGGGCAAAAGTCCGCCATAGCCGCAAGGCTCATCATACTACTGCTACCGCTATTTAACTCTGTAATAGCCCAAACTAAAGCGTCAAGGCGGTCAGGACTTTCGCTACTAACTGGCGTCCACTCGCACATTTGCGTTTCAAGTTCAGCGAAGTATCCGTGGTGGTGAACTCTACCCTGTTCATATAAAGAACTAATAGGTTCAGCACGTAATTGTTTTCCACGTGTCGCAGTTACTTTCTTTACTGGCGCACTATGGTCTACTTGCTTAATAAGTAACGTAACCATATCGCCACCGTTATTAGTTTCCGCAATAATCTTATCTGCGCCTAAGTCGTGGTAAAGATTTACTGCTTGTCTAGCCCACGCGTCAGGCGAAGCCTTTAATGAATTATCACTAAGAACGTAGTAATGATTATCCGAAGTAATACCTGCGGCAACAATTCCCGTTTCATCTGAGTTAGCGTTATTAGTAACGGCAGGGTCAATCGCTACAACAATTCGAATCAAAGGCGGAATATCCGTTACGCGCGCGCGCTCTATCATCTCACGTGTCCATAACGCGCCTTCAACCGTGTCTAGGATTTCGCCATAGAGTTCCTGCCTACCAAGTCGCGTATTCTCGTAACGTAATTTAAGTTCAGCGAGCGCAGACGGCGCAAGATTCTTAGCGTTATCAAAAGTAGAACCGCGTACTACGTATACACCTTTACGGTCTACTAAATCTTTAATTAACTTCGTAGGTCGTGGCGTAGTAGTAACAATAGTTTGTGGGTGCTGACCTAATCGCGCACCGAACTGGTACTGGTCCCAAGCGTCAGGACGTTTAAATGCGGCTAACTCATCAAACCAACCGCCGTGAAATTGTGGACCACGTAAACGGTCAGGCTCTTCTCCTGAGAATAGTTTTATACGGCTTCTATTCGTTAAAAAGATTTCTGAAATAGAACGGTTGTAATCCTTTAATACTCCGAACTCTGTTAGAATATTTAAGATTCCTGATTCACCTTCAACACACGTATCACGAGCGTCCGCGTGTGTAGGCGCAACGATAGCCCACCGCGTATTCTCGTTACTAATCGCTTTCCACGCGAGCCACTCTGCGGCAGTTCTTGTTTTACCAGCACCACGACCAGCCAAGAACAACCACGTATTCCAATCTTCGTTATCAGTTGGAATCTGTTCCTGTCTCGCTAGTTGGTGCGTCCAGCGAACGCGTCTTGCCGCTATCAAGGAGAGCAACGAGCCGTTCGACTTCTGAGTCAATCGTATTTCCGTCATAATGAGTTATCTCCACTTGCGCCTTCGCTGGCATATCTAAACCAAGTAAACGTGCGCGCCGTTCCATTATTTTTAGTACTGCCATAACCGCAGGTACTTCGCCACGCATTACTTTGTTCCATAACGCACCTTGCGCTATATCTAAACGGTCTAACTCCGTACCGCGTAACTCTTCTACGTCAGACCGAATAATTCTTTTACACGCGTTCGCATACGCCTTATGCGCGCCTGAAGGATTAGCAAAACCTAACTCTTTAGCGATTAAATCAAACGTTAATCCGCCACGCCGTAGTTGTAATACTTTCGCTTCACGTTCAATAGTTTCAACTTTAATTCGTGACGGTCTTGCTTTACCTTCGCTCATAATCGTTTACCTATTGTTAAACAAAGGGCAAAGATAAAGGGAACTACGAAACCGCCTATAATCCAACCAAGAATAAACGAAGACCAGTTCACGATTTCCCCCAACCCGTTCCACGAAAGATTGCTGGCGTTGCGCCAATAACCTTACTCATAGCGTTACCGCACTCGCAGGTTCTCTCGTGCTTATCTTCAAAGCCAAAGTAAATACTTTCCTGCTTCATACATTTATAACACTTAAAAAGATATACAGGCACTTACCACTCCAAGCCACCATAGAAGCATAAGAACTCTACGGTTAATCCGTACTTACTAACGTTAAACCCGATTCCAAAGGCTCGCATAAAGCCTAAGTGAATCCATACCTTGCCTATTTTATTTTCGTAATTCATTACGTTATTTCCTTCCTATAGTTACACTATAAACACTTATCCAAGATATTAACTTTAACACTTTCTGCTATCGCTTTCATCATTAAAGGCGGAACACTTCTACCGATTCTTTCCCACCTTTGTTCATACGTTCCCGTTAGTTCAAAGTCTTCAGGGAAGGAACTAAGTAAACGTAATTCCTTTAGTGTGAACTTTCTTTTCTCTAACGGGTGCGTAACACTTGCCGCACCTACGTTTCCCCCAGTAGCCGTAATAGTTCCAATAGGCTTATCTAAACTTGGACGGACTAACTGAAAGTATTTATCGCTTTGCTGACCTACTTTTAACTTATCGTATTCAACGCCTAGTGCGTAACGGTCAAGAGTAATATCATAATTAGTTTCAGGGTCGTGCGTAATACGTTCTGCGTTAGTTTCTAGTACGTCACGTAACGTGTAACGCGTATTCATAGGAGTAGGGAAGGTTGGCACTACTCCGTATTTATCTACTAAGTCATTACGTACGCCTATGATTATTAACCTTTGGCGCGCTTGCGGTATGCCTAAATATGAAGCGTCAAGAACCTTTGCGCCAACCATATAACCAGCAGAGCGTAGTTCAACCATAATCTCTTTAAAGTAACCAAGAGCCTTACCGCGTACTAATCCCGTAACGTTTTCTGCTACAAAGGTTTTAGGTTGTAAGTCTTTTAATACTCTCGTAAATTCAAAAAATAAATCGTCAGAGCGTTGTACGCCGGCTGAATACTTTTTAGTACTGCCCCAAGCCTTTTCACGTGAGCCAGCCATAGAGAAGGAAGCGCAAGGTGGTGAACCTTCAAGTACGTCTATCTCTTCGTAAAACTTTCCTTCGTCAAAGATTTGTTTA